AAGAAAGAATGGCAATATGCGCGCGCAGATGTGGGGAGATATGCGAGAATGGCTAAAATCTGCTAGTATCCCTAGCGACAGGTTCTTGAAGACGGACTTGATCTCGCCTATGATGAAGCCTGATTCACGGGGAACAATCTTCTTGGAAAGCAAAAAAGAAATGAAAGCTCGCGGTCTTGCCTCGCCCGACGCTGCTGACGCTATCTGCGTCACATTTGCCTTTCCAGTGGCACATCGTGAGTATGCCGAACCCAAGCGCACCGCTAGAAGCTACGGTAGCGCAGTGTCTACAGGATGGATGGGCGCATGAAGAAGAAGAGCGTATCTCTTTCAGTCGGTCGCGGCGAGAAATTGCCGGTGGCCAAGGGCGCGGGTCTGACTGAGAAGGGCCGCGCTAAGTACAACGCCGCCACAGGTTCTAACCTTAAGGCGCCAGCACCTAACCCTAAGACCAAGGCAGACCAAGGTCGCAAAGATTCATTTTGTGCAAGGATGGGCGCCGTAGCGGCCAACGCCAAAGACGGCGAACGCGCTAAAGCAGCTCTTAAAAGATGGAAGTGTTGATATGGCAACTAAACCTGGGCTTTATGCCAATATTCACGCCAAGCAGGCACGTATCGCCGCTGGCAGTAAAGAGAAAATGAGAAAACCTGGCTCGCCTGGTGCTCCAACGGCCAAAGATTTTAAACAATCGGCCAAGACGGCAAAGAAGAAGTAACATGCCGCTTGTTAAATCAAAGTCTCCCGAAGCATTCCGCAAGAACGTTAAGGCTGAAATTAAGGCGGGCAAGCCCGTCAAACAGGCCGTGGCCATTGCGTATGCAGTCAAACGTGCAGCCCCGAAAGGAAAGAAATGAAAACTCTTGCGCCCATCGCTAAATTGAACAGCCGCGAGCCCAAAATGTCTGGCGGCGGTATGCCTGACCGCAACAAAGAGACTCGTTCACCCACTGCCAATTGCAATGCCACGATTCCATCTGGCAACAATGTCAAGGCGACGGTGGACAAAGTCCTTAACAAGATCAAATAATGGCAGACTTTACAGGCATTGCGGCTGCTGGCGCAGTGGCCGAAGGCGGTAAACCTAAGAAGAGCGCGTCTGACATCTTGGCCACAGCCCGTGCCAGGCTGGATATGGCGGTGTCCGCGCTTGCCGAGAGCCGCGAAGATGAGATCGACGACCTGCGCTTTTACGCCGGCTCGCCCGACAACCACTGGCAATGGCCCGCCGATGTGCTGGCCACCCGTGGTGCGGTGCAAGGTCAAACCATCAACGCCCGTCCGTGTCTGACGATCAACAAGCTGCCCCAGCATGTGCGCCAAGTCACCAACGACCAGCGCCAGAACCGGCCTGGGGCCAAGGTCATCCCGGTGGACGACAACGCCGACGTGGAAGTGGCCGACATTTTCAACGGCATGATTCGGCACATTGAGTACATGAGCGACGCTGATGTGGCCTACGACACTGCCTGCGAAAACCAAGTTTCTTACGGCGAAGGTTACCTTCGCCTGCTGACCGAGTATTGCGACGACAACACCTTTGACCAAGACATCAAGATTGGCCGTGTGCGCAATTCCTTTTCGGTCTACATGGATCCAACGATTCAAGACCCAACCGGCGCGGATGCCAAGTATTGTTTTGTTACTGAAGACTTGACCAAAGCTGAGTTTGAGCGGATGTATCCAGACGCATCGCCTATCACCACCTTGCAGTCGCTGGGTGTGGGCGATCAGTCGATCAGCAACTGGCTCAATGAAGACACAGTCCGCATTGCGGACTACTACTACATTGACTTTGACCCCGAAACGCTGAACCTGTACCCCGGCAACGCCACGGCGTTTGAGGGTACGCCCGAGGACAAGCAACTGCGGGCGATTTACGGCAAGCCCAAAAAGTCACGCCAATCTGACCGCCAAAAAGTCAAGTATTGCAAGATCAACGGGTACGAAATCCTTGAAGAGCGTGAGTGGGCAGGCAAATACATCCCCGTGATTCGCATCGTGGGCAACGAATTTGAAGTTGACGGTCGTTTGTACGTGTCGGGCCTGGTGCGCAACGCCAAGGACGCCCAACGCATGTACAACTACTGGGTCAGCCAAGAGGCCGAGATGCTGGCCTTGGCGCCCAAAGCCCCATTCATTGGCTACGGCGGCCAGTTTGAAGGGTATGAGACCCAATGGAAGACTGCCAACACGCAGAACTGGCCGTATTTGGAGGTTAATCCAGACGTTACAGACGGCCAAGGCGGCATGTTGCCACTACCCCAGCGGGCACAGCCGCCAATGGCCTCCAGCGGCCTTCTGCAAGCCAAGGCGGGCGCGTCTGAAGACATCAAGAGCACCACAGGGCAATACAACGCTAGTTTGGGCATGGGTTCCAACGAACGCAGCGGCAAAGCCATTCTGGCCCGCCAGCGCGAGGGCGACGTAGGTACTTACCATTACGGGGATAACCTAGCCCGTGGCGTGCGGCATGTGGCCCGCCAACTGGTGGACTTGATCCCCAAGATTTACGACACCCAACGCATTGCTCGCATCATCGGTGAAGATGGCGAGACCAAGATGATCAAGATCAACCCCGAGCAAGAGCAGCCGGTCAACAAGATCATGGACGAGCGCGGGATTGTGATTGAGAAAATCTACAACCCTGGCGTTGGCAAGTACGACGTGGTGGCAATCACTGGCCCAGGCTACGCGACCAAACGTCAAGAGGCACTGGAAGCAATGGCACAACTGTTGCAAGGTAATCCTCAACTGTGGGCTGTGGCCGGTGACCTGTTTGTCAAGAACATGGATTGGCCAGGCGCCCAAGAAATGTCCAAGCGCTTTGCCAAGACCATTGATCCCAAGTTCATGTCAGACGGCGATGATAATCCAGCATTGCAAGCCGCACAGCAGCAGATGCAGGCTATGGGCCAAGAGATGGAGCAAATGCACCAGATGATCAGAAACGTGGGCAAGTCCATCGAGGTGCAAGAGCAAGAGCGCAAGGACTTTGAGGCCCAGGTCAAGGCATACGAAGCCGAAACCAAACGTTTGGCCCAGGTGCAAGCCAGCATGTCACCAGAGCAAATTCAAGATATAGTCTTGGGTACGGTGCATGGCATGATCACATCAGGTGACTTGGTCAGCGAAATGCCTGGTCGAGAGCAGAATGAAATGATGCCCGAACAACAAGGGATGCCACAATGAAAGCGTGCGATTTTTTAGGTCTATTGTTTTTGGCGCGGGACGTAGCGCATTCAGTGCATCTGAACACCCGCAGCTACAGCAAACATGTGGCGCTCAACATTTTTTACGACCGGATCATTGGCGCGGCTGATGATTTTGCTGAAGCCTATCAAGGCCGGCATGGTTTGATGGGGCCAATTACTTTGCATTCGGCAAAAAAGACAGCTAACATCATTGAGTTTTTGGAAGACTCGCTAAAAGAAATTGAAGACTGCCGGTATGAAGTGGCTGACAAATCCGACTCATCTTTGCAGCAACTCATTGACAACATCATTGAGATTTATCTTCGCACTCTGTACAAACTCCGCTTTTTGGCATAAGGACGCATCATGGAACTTTTGAATCCGCTATCACAAACTGGTTTTCCTGGCCGCACCGCGTCTTACAGTGGTTCTGCGGGCAATACTGCCGATTGGGGTTCTGGCCCTGAAGGCGTGATGGTTTGGTCTACGACTCCTTGCTATGTGGAAATTGGCCCCGCTGCTGTGGCCACCACTGGCAGCACGCCAATCCCTGCGTACACTCCGATCCCGTTCTATTTGCCTATGGGCACCGGCGCACCTTTTCGCGTAAGTGCCATTCGCATTGCTGATGACGGCGCAATTTACTGCAAACCGATTAACAAGCAATGAGCTTTGGTGTCGCTCTTCGCAACGCAGTGGCTATTGGCCTTGGCGGTATTGCCACGCTGGTTTCTGGAAAACATGCTGAGATCATTATCGGCAATTTGTTGTGCGAAAATAATGACAACCTCGTCCAAGAGGACGGTGGTTTGATTCTTTTGGAGTGACCTAAATGGCCGTCTTTCTCTCCCCCGTGGGCGGCGCAGCGGCCCAGTTCTTTACCAACAGCGGTGTGATCCTGTCTGGCGGCAAGCTGTACACCTACGCAGCAGGCACAACCACGCCAAAAGCAAGCTATACATCTTCTAGCGGCAACACGGCGCACACCAACCCAATTATTTTAGATTCCGCAGGACGCGTGCCCGGCGGTGAAATATGGTTGTTGGCGTCCCCATATAAATTTGCTTTATACACGTCAACAGATGTGTTGATCGCAACTTACGACAATATTTCGGGCGTTGGTGCAGCAGAATATCAAGTTCAAAATTTTACTGGTACAGGCTCACAAACCATATTTACGTTAAGTTCTACATCATTGGGTGAAAACTTTACGTTTGTGTACATCAACGGTGTGTATCAACAGAAAAATACTTACGCCATTTCTGGCACAACTTTGACATTTTCACAAGCGCCGCCTTTTACTTCATCCATTGAAGTTATGTTCAATTAAGGAATCATCATGGCCGACACCAAAATTTCCGCACTACCAGCTTCCACCGTCCCGCTTGCGGGCACCGAAGTTCTGCCTATTGTTCAAAGCAGCTCTACTAAACAAGTATCTGTTGCTAATTTAACCGCCGGTCGATCTTTTGATGCTTTGGGCATGACCCTGACATCCACGGACGCTGGCGCAACAGCATCCCCATTGCTAGAGTTGTACAGAGACTCCGCAAGTCCAGCGGCATCTGACACCCTTGGCGAGATTGAATTTAACGGTGAAGATTCCGCAGGCAACAAGCAAGCATACGGTTTAATCCATGCTTCTATTCTCAGCCCAACGTCAACCGCTGAACAAGGCCAGCTTCATTTTGAGACTGCAACTGCTGGCGCATTGACCGAAAAAATGATTATTGGCACAACCAATCTTGTGATTAATGAGATCGGTGCTGTCTTTAATGTACGAATTGAAGGCGATACAGATGCTAACCTTTTCTACACCGATGCAACAAATAGCCGTGTTGGTATAGGCACAGCGTCGCCAACAGTTAAATTACAAGTAGATGGTGCAATATTATCTACTGGAACTGGAACTTTTCAAACTAACACTAGAATTTCTAACGCAAGTAATGTTGCGCTTATGGCAAACATGGGCGCAGTTACTAGCGGAATTGGCGGGACAAGTGCTAGTGTAACAACAACTTATGTTCAATTTGATAACGCACAAACATATCCAGTTCTTGATAACACTTTAAGTTTAGGCACTGCATCGTACAGATGGACTACTGTTTATGCGACAACGCCCTTAATAAACACATCTGATATAAATACTAAGCAAGACATTTCAGAGTTAAATGACGCTGAAAAAAGAGTTGCAACCCGCATCAAATCACTTATTAAAAAGTATCGGTTTAAAGATGCTGTAATTGAAAAAGGTGATGCGGCCCGTATTCACATTGGCGTTATTGCTCAAGAAGTTCAATCAGCTTTTGTTGCAGAAGGTCTTGATGCAACCAGATATGGAATTTTTTGTTCTGACACATGGTATGAAGTTGATGGCAAACCAAGTCCAAATGCGTCTGAGCCATACACTGAGGACACGCCCAACGCAACAAAAGTTGTTCGTTTAGGGTTGCGGTATGAAGAATTATTTGCGTTTGTAATTTCTGCGCTGTAAAAATATATAGAGAACACCATGAGCTTAACAAAAGTATCTTATTCAATGATTTTGGGCGCGCCATTTAATGTCCTTGATTATGGTGCTGATTCAACGGGTGCAACCGATAGCAGGGCGGCGTGTCAAGCCGCAATTGATGCCTGCCGCACCGCTGGTGGTGGAACAGTTTATTTCCCAGAGGGCCAATATTTAATAAATGGGACCGCAAGTGCTGACGCAGTTTTAAATGGTTTGTTAATTCCATACAACAGTTCAAACGGCACTGCCAACAGGGTTGTTTTGCAGGGTGATGGGCGTTCAACTGTTTTGCTGGCTGGTAGCAATAGCATGAACATTATCCGTTTTTCGGACAGTAATGGCGGCGTTAAAGATATGTCATTAAATGGGAATAGTCGAACGTCTGTTGTAGGCTTGGCTTGTATTCCTGAGAACGTAAACCAAACTTCAACACTTGTTTTTCAGTTGTACAACATATTTGCGGGGTTGTACATTTTGAATTGCGCTGAAGGTTTTACACTGAAAACTGGCCCAGATGTGGGCGGCGGCGATAGTGGTTGCTGGTACAACGTTTTAAAAGACACACATATTTATCAATGTACCCGTGGCATTTGGTTGCAAGACGGCCCTAATGCGGGTTGTTCACCTTGCAACCGCAACGTATTTATGAATGTGCGTTGTGGTCAAAGCATGAACACCGGCTTACAAATTGATGCTGGAGACACCAATAAATTTTACGCTGTTAACTTTGAAGGTATTGGGTCTGGCACAAGCCCCAACGCAACGCCAACAGCTATCTATATTCGACAAACATCTCCAGTTGGTGGGTTTGACAACAATGGAAATACGTTTTTTGGCACAACTTGCGAGGGCAACACCAGAGATTTAAATAATTTTAATTCTAGGACGCAATCGTTTGGGTGTTTTTATGCTGCGGCAAAAGTAAACACTGCTGGCGGTGCAAGTTATGGATTAATTGTTATCGGCGGCGATGACCCCTCACAAGTCCCACAGATTTACGGTGGCGGTACTTATCAAGCAAATAGCCAAGTACCAGGACTTAACAATGGAACTACGTTTAACACATCAACAGGCGTTGCCGAGGTGTTGATTGACGGAACAGTACAAACAACAACATCATTCCAAGAAAAAAGTGCGGCATCGGGAAGCATTGCCAATGGTGCAACGGTTGTGATAACAATACCAAACCCAAGAAGGCCGCAACTTTTATTTGTTTATTCAAATTTTAATTTAGCCCAGCCGGGAATGTTTTTAATATGTGGTGACGGAACTGCAACCATTGCGGTTAGCAACATTGTTGTGTGCCCTATTATCACCGTAGCAGCCACAGCCGGGAATCAAATTACGCTTACGAATACGGCTGGTGGTAGTGCAAATCTTCGCTATACATTAACGCCATTTGGCGTAACCGCAGCATAACGGAAAAATAAAATGAATATTTCTTATATTTGGAAAATTGGCCAACTTCAAATTGTGGCCTCAAAAAATGGTTTAAGCAATGTTGTCCAAAGCGTTGATTGGAAACTAATTGCCAATGACGGAAATTATTCTGTTGAAAATTCTGCAAACACATGGTTAGAAGATGCAGACCCATCTAAATTTGTGCAGTTTGAATCTTTAGATGAAACAACTGTTTTATCATGGATTCAACAGTCTTTAGGCCAAAGCCTAATTGATTCGTTTAAATCTAACTTGCTCGCAATGCTGGAAGAAAAGAAAAATTTGACGACTAAAATTGTTTCTCCCCCTTGGCAAAGTTAATTCGCACAGCAAGCACAAATTCCAGCATAATGCTGACAAACCCTTACCGGCGAGGTTCACCGGGGAATCTTAGGATTCATTGAAATGACTGAAGAAGTCCAACAAAACCTAGCGGAAGTAGACTCCGCGCCAGCCACGGATGCGACGGCCGCACCTGAAGTTGTTGAAAGTACGCCGGAAGTAGCTGAGACACAGCCTGCCAAGACATTCTCGCAAGAGGAACTTGACGCTGCAATTGGCAAACGCTTAGCAAGAGAGCAACGTAAGTGGGAACGAGAACAAGCGCAGCGTCAGTCTGAACAACAGACGCTACAAGCAGCCCCGGCGGCATCCGCTGACCAGTTTGAGTCTACTGAAGCCTATGCGCAAGCACTGACCCTTCAGAAGGCAGAAGAGCTGATCGCCAAGCGTGACCAAGCCAGGCAGCAGTCGCAAGTTCTTGAGAGCTACCACGATCTTGAGGAAGAAGCGCGGAGTAAGTACGACGACTTTGAACAAGTTGCCTACAACCCCAAACTTCCAGTTACGAACGTGATGGCTGAAACAATTCAGTCTTCGGAGATTGGGCCAGAGTTAGCGTACTACCTCGGGTCTAACCCTAAAGAAGCGGAACGTATCTCACGCATGACGCCCTTGAGCCAGGCGAAAGAGATTGGGAAAATTGAGGCCAAATTGGTTTCAGCGCCCCCAGTCAAGAAAACAACGTCTGCGCCAGCACCGATTTCACCCGTGACGGCTCGCTCCTCTGGAGCGCCGGCTTATGACACCACTGACCCACGGTCTACCAAGACCATGAGTGCCTCAGAGTGGATTGACGCCGAACGAGCCCGACAGTTGAAAAAGATGCAGGCAACCCGCTAAATTTTTAAAGGATTTTTTCCATGGCTAACAGTATCTTAACCATCGACATGATCACGCGCAAAGCGCTTGAGATTCTCGAAAACAACCTTGTGTTGACCCGTAACGTGAACCGTCAGTACGACGACAGCTTTGCTGT